TCCATCTGTCTATCCCAGATGACCCGAACCAGCCTGAACCAGCGGTGATCTATCACGACCAGCCGAGACTGGAAACGATCGTTCCTGACTGTGACGGATCGTGGGCTGGACTTGTGGGGGACATGGCTTTAGAGCATCTTCATCTTCAGCTCATGCCTTGGCAAGTCCATTGTCTTGAGCGGATCTTGGGATTCACCCATGCTCCAGATGGACAGGATGATCTTGTGCATCGCTCAAGCCTTGTATCTGTCGCGCGACAAAATGGCAAGACCGTCCTGATTCAATGCTTGATTCTATTCTGGCTTTTAGAGATGCCAAAGATTCGTGGCACAAAACAAACGATCCTTTCAACCGCTCACACTTTGACGCTTGGCACTTTGCTCTTTGATGAACTTGCTCCAACACTTGAGCGGCTGGGTGCAACGATATACAAGTCCTACGGTCGGAACTCTGCGACGATGCCAGACGGATCGCGGTGGATGGTACGCGCAGCGAACCCTTCTATCGGTCATGGAATGTCAGTAGACCTGATCTGTGCCGACGAAATTTTTGACATCTCGGAGATCGCTATGGCTGGCCTTATCCCAACCCAGCGCGTCCGCCGCTCTCCGCTCCTAGCAATGTTCTCCACCGCTGGCACTGAAGCAAGCTCACTATTTATTCGTCATCGAGAGAACGCGCTTCGACTGATTGACACAAATAATCCTTCCAACTTTTACTTCGCAGAATGGAGCCCACCGCCAACAGTAGATCCCATGCAGGAAGCGTCTTGGTCGTGGGGGAACCCGGCACTCGGACACACTCTGACGATGGACACTTTGCGCGCCGAATCACAAGATCCAGACCGCTCAAACTTCTTGCGCTCGTCGTTGAATATGTGGATCGCATCAACCCAGTCTTGGATTCAGACGCATCTCTGGCCTGACCTCGAGTACGACGGCAAGATCCCTACTGGCGGCGTCATCTCGGTAGAAGCGTCTATGGATGAGTCCAGATATTTTGCTACTCGATCGGTCGCTCTTGGTGACGGTCGCACTTGCGTCTCGGTCGCCTTTACTGCGGAAACTACTAAAGAATTGTGGGCGCATGTCGCAGCATTGGCGGCGGATCCTGCGATCAAGTTCATCTTCTCACCAACTATTGACGCACACTGTCCGCCAGTCTTTGAGCGTCGGCGCGTCGTAATGGGCTATAAAGAGATTCTGCAATACACCCCCATAGTAAGAAACATGATTAGCGAAGGTCGCATTGTGCACACTGGCGAAGCGATGCTCGCCGAGCATGTCTGTCGCGCGGTGATGGTACGCACTCAAGGATCAATCGCAGTGTCTTCACAAAAGTCCGCAGGGCCGATCGAGTTATGCCGGACGATGATCTGGGGAGCAGCTGCCGCAGCGCGTCCAGCGAACTCTCAAAAGCCTTCCATGATCTTGATCGCAAACTAGCATCATCTCGGCACTCGTCCGCTTTCTTGCCTGTCGTCGGGATACCGCGAGTCACTGGGCGAGTGCCACCATGATCCGCTCCTTATGTGTCATCATGTGATATGGCCATCTTCTCTAAATCCCGTGAACTCACTGCTGCTGTGGAGCCCTCTGTCAAAGCGGCTGTAGGTGCTTCGTCTTATTCTCCTTTGCGTTCGTTCGTATCTTGGCAACAAGGTCAGCGACGCGCTCGCGCAATGACGCTCCCAGTAATCGTGCGCGGAAGAGACTTGATATGCGGAACCATCTCGGGAATGAAGCTTGAGATGTACCGCGAAATGTGGAACGGCGAAGAAATGGAAGAAGTCCCACTTGCTCCTCGAGCATGGCTCTCACGAATTGACCAATCCGTTCCAAACCAGTTCATACTTTCTTGGACAATTGATGATCTAATTTTTGAGGGCAGAGCCTTTTGGATGATAGAAACTCGCACCGCAGACGGATACCCAGCATCGTTCACTCGACTACCTGCCGCAATGGTGCAAACACTCGATCAGCAGGGCGAGTGCTTTTTCGGCCCATCAAAGCAAATTGTCTTCAACGGCATCACGCTAGACCCACGCGATCTAGTGCAGTTCATCTCACCGATGCAATCACTAAACTCAACTGCGGCGCGCGCTGTAGAAATCGCGCTTCGTATAGAAGAAAGTAGGCTCCGAGCAAGCCAGTCAGTTTTGCCTTCGGGATATTTGCGGCAGACGGGCGGTGAACCCTTGTCGTCTCAAGAGTTGAGCGATCTTGCAGCGCAATTCAATTTGGCTCGCACCTCTGGCAATAATACTGCCGCGCTAAATGAGTTCCTTGAGTATGTGCCGACTACGGCAACACCTGACAAAATGCTGATGATTGAGTCCGCTGACTACAGTGCTCGTGACCTCGGCAGACAATTAGGTGTCCCTAGTTACCTTCTTTCGGTCAGCATTGGCGCGTACTCTTACCAGTCCAGCCAGCAGTCACGCATTGATCTTTGGACTTACGCTTGCAAAGCTCTTGCCGACTGCATCGCAGAAACACTTTCGTCGGACAATGTGCTTCCTCGCGGAACCTATGTTTGTTTTGACACTGATGACTTCTTGGCAGAGGCTTACATGGGCGGCGACATGCCAGAAGATCGAATGAACGAAACCGATATCCCCCAAGACGCACTTATAGAAAACTAGGATCCAACCATGATCAGACTTACTTCAGAATCTTTTACGATTGACGCCGCACAAGGCGAAACAGGACGCCGCACCATCTCGGGAATTGCTGTGAGGTATAACACTCCAGCCCGAGTAAGTGATGGGTCGATGGTCGCGTTCGCCCCCGGATCCCTGCCTGTGGACGGACGCGCACCAACGCTTCAGATGTACCACCAATCCGACAAAGTAATTGGCACGGTTACGGAGCGTGTAGAAGTTGATGGAGTTGGCATGATGTTCGCCGCTCGAATCTCCGAAACAGCACTTGGAAACGAAGCTCTTACTTTGGCAATGGACGGAGCCCTTCCAGAAGTGTCCGTTGGAGTTGAGCCAATCAAGTTCAAGTACGACAAAGAAGGCACAATGATCGTCACGGAAGCATCTTGGAGCGAATTATCACTTGTCGCTCGAGGAGCCTTTGACGCACCAATCCAGCAAGTCGCAGCATCCACACCAGAAGAAGAAGAAGTTACTACTATTCAAGAAGCACCTCAACAGGAGACAGAAACCATGAACGAAACAGTCGAAGCCCCAGCCGTAATCGAAGCATCAAAGGCAACTCAAGCAATCTTCGCAACCGCGAAGCGTGAGTTCCACATGCCAACAGCCGCCGAATATATTTCGGCTTTCTTCGTTGGCGGAGATCAATTCCACGCAATGCGCGAAGGCATCCAAGCAGCTGCACCGAATGTCATCACAACCGACATCCCCGGCGTACTCCCACTGCCAATCGTTCAACCTGTATACAACAACTTCATCGGTCGTCGTCCAGTCATTGACGCAATCGGCGCAAAAGCAATGCCACAAGGCGGCAAAGTTTTCATCCGCCCAGAAGTAACAACACACACTTCAATCGGTAACCAAGCAACCGAGAACACCGCACTTACTCAAGGAACTTTTGTTGTTACCGACAACCAAGTCACCAAGGGAACCTACGGTGGCTATGTAACCTTGTCCGAACAATCAATCGACTGGAGTACGCCAGAAATTATTTCGCTAGTCCTCGATGACATGGGCAGAATTTATGCCAATGAGACAGACAATGTCGCAGCAGACAACTTAAAGACAGGTGCAACAGTTACCGCAGCATTCGGAAACGATGCAACGAACCCTGCACAGTGGAGCGCATTCGTAGGATCCGCAGCACAGACAATCCTTTCAGGATCAAACGGCAACTTGCCTACACACTTGTTCGTATCGCCGAACATGTGGGGCTACTTGCTCGGCTTGACCGACACTTCGGATCGTCCGTTGTTCCCAGCAGTCGGCCCAATGAACGCATTCGGCAACCTGCTACCGGGACAGCCGAACGGCGTTGCCTTCGGTCTTCAAGTAGTAGTTGATCGCAACTTTGCAACAGACACCGTCATCGTTGGCGATGCTTCGGGCTTTGAGATCTTTGAGCAGCAGAAGGGCGCAATCTCGGTTGATGTACCTTCTACTCTTTCTAGGACAATAGCCTTCAGAGGGTATCTTGCGACACTTATGATCGACGCTTCCAAGTTCGTCAAAGCGACCTTCTAACCAGCCGATAGGAGGCTTTTATGGCCGCCTACACGGTCACACATAAACAGCTCACCGATAACTACGCGGTCTTACAGCTTCTTACTGAAGCCGAGATTGAAGTCGGTGCAAGCGTTGTCATCACTGGAGTTGATGCGACTTTCAACGGAACCTACATTGTCTACGCGCTACCTCAGTATTACTTCATAGGTACTGACGATGAAGGTGATCTTCTCTTTGATCCGCTTGTCACAATTCCGAATCAGGTGCTGTACGCAAAGACCGCTTCTGATGTAGCGCGCACCGCTTCTTCTGGCACCCTGACAATTACTCAAGTCTGCACTTGGGTCACTGCTGCGAATGTCGAGGACTGGCTCGGTATCGGAACCGCGACAGCTGGAGACGCCGCATTCCTAACAGTGTGCGCGGCTGCTGCTTCACAGTTCGCGTGGAGGCGAAGAATGGAGTCCGGATATGTGGACTCACTCACGACCGTTCCGTCACAAGATGTCTTCCTAGGAACCCAGATGCTAGGCGGAAGCTATTACCGACAACGCGGATCCATTGATTCCTTTGCTTCATTCCAAAACATGGGCACAGTTCCAGTCATGGGGCTAAACGGAATGATCCGACAGCTCCTCGGGATTGACCGTCCGCAGGTCGCCTAATGCCCGTTCCCGTCTACACCGATCTCTTCAACGCTGGATTCGATGAGCTAGTTGCAAAGCTTTCAACGGTCGTAGGGCTCCAAGTAAATAACGATCCCAGATCAATAACTCCGCCAAGCGTTTTTGTGAACATTGATTCGGTAGATGGATACAACTTCAATGTCGCAAAACTAAACTTCACACTTCAGATCATCACGCTCGGCCCGGGCAACCTAGACGCCCAAAAAAGCCTGCTTAATATCCTCGCCCAGATCTACGCGCTCAACATCGGCATCGTCTCTGGGCGTCCTACAAATGTAGACATCGGCGGATCCACCCTGCCCGCCTATGAGCTCTCGGTAAGCACTTCCACAAAGACCGCCTAATCCACACTCTCGGCTTCATTATGTGTCAAACTAAAACCAACACTTCCAAGGAGTAACCAACATGGCATTCTTATCAAACCCAGTCATCACGATTGACGGCGAAGACTACACAGGCTTTTGCACATCCATCACAATCACTTCGGAAAAAGAGGCTTTGGAAGACACCGTCTTCGGAATGACTGCCCGAGAGTTCCAAGCTGGGCTCGAGTCAAACTCTGCCGAGATTACATTGTTCATGGACTATTCCGCTGTAGGTGCATGGCAATTCTTGTCCGCGCTGTACGGAACAAAGTTTGAAGTAAAAGCAAAACCTTTTGCCTCGGCGATCAGTGCCACGAATCCAGAGCTAGTCCTAAGTAACACCTACATGGCAAGCCTTGATCAAATTTCCGCATCACTTGGAGAGCTCCAGTCAATCACAATGTCTACGCAGGGCGGCGAGTTCACTACTGACATCACACCGTAATCTTCGGCCTTCCTTGGCCCGACGAAGGGAAACATAATGAAATTGAAATTGAAACTTGTACGCGATGGTAAAGAAGAGATCCTTTGGACAAACCTTTGGTCTATTGCCGAATGGGAACGCCTAGAGAATCGTCGAGTGTCTGACGGACGCGGAATAGGCGTCTCCGATTATTGTTGCTGGGCTTATTCGCTCTTGGCCTTAAAAGGTGAGACACTCCCACCTACTTGGCGGCAGTGGCTCAAAGAGAATCTGTCTATGGAATGCGCGCCAGTAGGGGAAGAAGAAATGCCAAACCCTACGGACGCGGCTACAGGCGACAACTCGCCGAGCTTGTAGTCGCGACCGGGTGGGCTCCCACTTTCTACTCTGACACCTTCGACACGCGAGATCTCACTACCATTATCGCAGTGTTAGAAAAACAAAACAAAAAGAGGTGACATGGCGGAAGGCATTGAAACTCGCATAGAGGTCTACGGCCTTAAAGAAGCACTAAAAGAACTTAACAAAATAGACAAGTCTCTTCGGCGCGAAATCACGAAAGATTACAAAAGGATTACAGCTGGACTTGTCTCGGACATTGAATCCGCCATACCTCTAAATTACCCTTTGTCCGGGTGGCAAAGACGCTGGACTCTTCGCGGATCCTACGAAGTCTTCCCTTGGCCTACTGAACACAAAGTCAAAGCGTACATAAACACAAAACCGCCAAAAGCTTTTCGAGCAAATACTGTCAATCTCACAACCTTTGCGATTAAGTGGATTGGCGCGGCCGGATCATTCTTTGACTTCTCAACAAGTAACGCTATGGGTGCCGCACTAACAGCCAAGTACGGAGACGCCTCGAGAGTAGTATGGCGTCAATATGAAGCACACAAAGACGATCTCAATAGTGCTATGGAAGATCTAGTGGATCGCGTCGGCACGGCCACAAGTCGAGACTTAAAGGCACAATAGTCATGGCTGTAATTCTTCCAATAATTTCAGAATTTGACGCAAAAGGAACTTCGCGCGCCATTAAGGAATTTCAGTCGCTTGAGGGCGCGTCCGCCAAAGCGTCTTTTGCCATGAAGAAGGCCGCGCTTCCAGCCGCAGCCGCTATCGCAGGAATTGGATTCGCTCTTGTAGGTGCTACTAAGGCGGCGATGGAAGACCAAGCCGAACAGGTACAGCTTGCGCTCGCACTCCAGAATGTCACTGGCGCGACTGACGAACAGATTAGAGCTACGGAAGACATGATCTCAAAGATGAGTCTTGCGTCAGGCGTTGCAGATTCGGAACTTCGCCCGGCTTTAGCATCTCTTGTTCGAGGGACTAAAGACATTGAAGAAGCAAACAGAGCTCTTGCACTTGCACAAGACATCTCTGCGGGATCAGGAAAAGACCTTGCGACCGTCTCCGACGCGCTTGCAAAGGCTTACGGCGGCAACATGAAAGGACTTGCAGCACTTAGTCCAGAGATTAAAGCAATGATTAAAGACGGTGCATCCCTTGAAGATGTAATGAATGTCCTTGGCGGATCTTTTGGTGGAGCATCAGACGCGGCAGCCGCCACTGCTCAAGGTGGAATGAAGCGTCTAAGCATCGCCTTTGCAGAGACAAAAGAATCGATAGGTGCAGCACTACTTCCAGCACTTGAGAAATTACTTCCAGTCTTTATTAAGTTTGGTAATTGGGCACAACAAAACACAAAAACACTTCTTATCATCGCAGGCGTCATCGCTGGAGTATCAGCGGCGGTCTTGTTATTTAACGCGGCTGTCAGTATTGCAACACTTGTCAATACACTTTTCGCATTAAGCCTTACCGCCGCCCAAATAGCGATGGTGGGATTCATCACTCTCGGCGTCGCAGTCTTAATTGCCGCACTTGTCGCGCTCTATTTTAAGTTTGACATTGTGCGAAAAATAGTGGACACAGTATTTGATGCCATGCTTGCCGGCGGCAAAGCGGTCTTTACCGGACTGACCACTTACTTCACAGGCGTTTACAACATTTTTAAAACACTCTTTAACGGAATTGCAAAATTGTGGAATAGCACAGTTGGCAAACTGGAATTTAATATCCCTAAATGGGTACCAGTAATTGGTGGCAACGGCTTTTCCGTTTCAGATATTCCTTATCTGGCAGACGGTGGAATCGTAACAGGGCCCACGCTTGCGATGATCGGCGAGCGCGGCCCTGAAGCGGTCATCCCGTTATCTGGACGCAATTCTGGAATGGGCGGAAACTACACCATCAACATCAACGGCGGTCTCGGCTCAAGCGCAGACATCGGCACCGCAGTCGTGAACGCTATTCGAGCATTCAATCGGACTAACGGCCCAGCGAACATACAGGTCGCCTAATGGCAGGCGTAGCGGTACTTGGATCAGGTAACTACGACCTAGAGATTGACACTGGATATCTTTGGGACTCGTTTATCCTTGACGACACCGTAAAAGGAGTTTTAGACAATACCCAATTCGTCCTTGACGGTGCCTCACAATATGCGCCAGTTTTAGACGGGACTATCTCACTTACAGCAAAACGCGGACGCGCCAACACAGGCGACCAGTTTGCGTATGGCACGATGAACTTTACGCTTAACGACACTTACGCCGACGGAGTGTTCAACCCATTCGACACAAGTAGTCCTTACTACGATCCGAACAACGCTCTGCCGGGTCTTGCACCACTTCGCAAAGTCCGCTTCTCCAGATACGACTCTCTTAATGTCAAAAAATACTTGTGGGTAGGTTACATCGTAAATTACGACTACAACTTCACACTCGGCGGACTTGACACAGTGACCGTGAACTGTGCGGACTACTCCTATCAACTGGGACAGACTTTCCTTGCTGAATGGAATGTCACCGAAGAGCTCTCAAGCGTCCGTTTTGATGCCCTGCTAGATCTACCTGAAGTCGCCTACACAGGCGCTAGGGACATTGAGACAGGCGTGGCGACCCTTGGCGGTGCAGCTGCTTGGACAGTCCCGAACGGAACTTCGGTCTCGGGGTACGCCAACCAAATCAACCAAGCCGAACAGGGACGCATCTTTGTAGACAGAGAAGGCACGATCACCTTCCAAAAACGCATTGGACAAGTCTTAGGGGTGCCCGTTGCCGAATTTCATGACGACGGCACCAACATTGGCTACAGCGCAATTGACATCTCATTCCAAGCGGACACAGTGGTCAATCGTGCATCCATTCAGCACGCTGGAGCAGCATCGCCACAAGTCGCCGAAGACCTTACATCTCAAGCCCTGTATCTGATCCAAACAGAATCAATCACCGACTCGCTCGTCCACAATGACGCCGCAGCTCTCACACTTGCCCAATACCTATTGTCTGCCAACCCTGAAGCACGCTTCAATTTCCTTGGTACAGAGTTCCCCGGCACACCTGCCCTAGACCAAGACATCCTTGCGCTCCTCGATGTCGGCGATGTCATCAACATCCAAAAGGCGATAACGACTTCTTCAGGGCCAACTCAATTTGCCCAGAATCTCACTATTGAAGGACTTGAGCATCGGCTTACTTTGTCGGCTGGGCACGCAGTCACCTACTTTACGGCACCAACCACGATCGTCTATGAACTCATTTTGGACGACCTTGTGTATGGTCGCATTAACGAAGACAATGTTCTAGGATAAAGATCACTATGGCAAACCCTTATCCATTCGTAGCAGGCGCAGTTCTGCAAGCCGCAGAACTCAACGGCATTGGCGAAAAAACTAGTTACACGCCGACATTCACCAATTTGACATTAGGTAACGGCACATTGACCGCAAACTATTTCCGCATAAATAAAGTTGTGACCGTAAATGTGTGTGTTGTGTTTGGTACTACTACCGCGATTACTGGCGATGTGGCTGTTGTTTTGCCAATACCAAGAGCAGGTTTAGACGGTCTAGAACTTTCTACCGCCAATTTGAGCGACACGGGCACATCAAACTTGATTGGCGCAGTGTTGTTTGGCGGTACTTTGTCAAGCGTTTCTGTGCGAAACAGTGCAGTATCGGGCGCTAATGTTGTTATGCAAAACTTGTCTGCCCTCATTCCCTTTACTTGGACTAGCACTGATGTTTTACAATTTGCGGCACAATACGAGGTGGCATAATGACAACACAACAAGAGTATTTTGATCAGTGCATGGCCGAAAACCCAACACAAACAGTCACAGTGAACGGCGTTGAAACAGTTTTGACTTACGACCAATGTTGCGAAAGTTGCACAAGTTGGGCAATTATGAAAGTCGAACAAGACGCAACATCAACGAAAAAGAGCAAATTCCCAGTAGCACCAAATGAAACGCCTGCTAGTTAGTTGTTTTGTTTTTGCAATTGTTTTTACCGCTTGTGCTGACCGCAACCGCGAAAACTGCAACACCACTGAAGCCAACGGAATACTAGAAAGGCGATGCGCGTGAACCCAGACAAACGCTTGAGCAACGAACAAATCAAAGCTCGACTAATCCTCATCGTAGGAATTGGACTGACTGCATCGTTCGTTATGGCAATCGCATCGCTTATCTTTGGACTTCTATTCGTCGTGCAACCTGTAGAGCAATCGCCGAACGACGCCGAAGCATGGGGAGTTTTGTCGCCGATGCTCATGACTTTGGCAGGCGGCTTAATCGGGCTACTCGCAGGCAACGGACTTAAAGACCGACCCAAAGACCCACCAACCGAATGAGCGTCATTCCAGCAAATCCTAAAGTCCCCAACTCCAGACCGTACACAGGGAACTCGGACGGAGCCGCACCTGCACCTAGGCAGGGAATGGACGAATGGATTAGACAGGCAGTGAAATACGCCGACGGTGCAATCTGGAATAACGGATCTTGGGGAGTTCGTAACATGCGCGGATCCGAAACATCGCTTTCCGTACACGCCACAGGCAGAGCTGTAGATCTTTCATATCGCAAAACCGAACAACACCCAACAGCAAACCGCAAAGGCGCAGTTGCGTTCTTAAACATTGTCATCGCAAACGCAAACGCACTTGGAGTCGAGTGTGTACTGGATTATTTCCCACAAAAATTTGGACGCGGATACCGTTGCGATCGACAGGCTTGGAAGTCCTACAGCAAGCCAGAAATCCATGGTGCACCCGGCGGAGACTGGCACCATTACGAGATCTCGCCTGCAATGGCAGACTCTCCAGCCCTTGTGAAACAAGCTTTTCAGAGAGTGTTTGCCGAAATCCCCCAATAGCGCACACAGATCCTCTATGGTCGAAGTACCGACGATAGGAGTACGAAACATGACCGAACCGAAAGTCTTCATCTACGAAATAGGTCGGTGCAATTTAGACAACGGACAAGAAATCCTTGTCCAGATCTTTCGGCACGAAGACACCCACAAAATCATCCGCGCACAGATCGCCTTCCGAACATTGGCTGGCGATAGTTGGGGCGTACCTACAGAACTGGACTTTGAGAAATGAGCTATTTGACCGTCAAAATCTTTGCATGGGTAACTTTGGGACTTTGTCCTTTTGTGTTCCTCTGGGACGCTTCTGAAGCGCCTGAAGGCATGTCTCAAGTCAGTGCCGAGACCGTCCTTGCCACAATCCCACTAGCAGCCCTGCCAACCACGACCTCGAGCACGACCCCAGTGACCGCTTGTGTCGGAGCTCTCAATCTTGCTTTGAGTGTTGGCTGGCCTGAATGGGAAACACCTACCTTGATGCGCGTCTTGAAGCGTGAGTCAAATTGCACGCCGCAAGCCTTCAACGCTAAAGATCCAGGGGGCTCGCGTGGGTATATGCAGATCAATGCTTTCTGGTGCACCCCTTCGACATACTGGCCTCAAGGGTGGCTCCAAGCGAAAGGGATCTTGAAAGTGTGCGACGAACTATTTGATCCGCGCATAAACCTCATCGCAGGTCTCGCCATATGGCATAATTCTAACTGGACACCTTGGAACCTTCCGAAGTGACCGAAGAGCCCTATCCCGAAATTGGTATCACAGAGGAGACCCGACGAATGTATCCCGAAACTTACAGCGACAAACTTGGCAAAGTAATGAGCAACATGATTGATGAAATCGTGCGCCCAAATCATCTAGCACCTGCAAAACATACACACGACATCCTTCTCGATGAACTGACAATCATGTACGAAGCAAACATGACAATCGCAAATGAGCAAGCGCGCTTCAATGCGTCAGTGCTTCGAGCGGCGATCAATGTGATTCTGACATGCACAAAATAACTTGCAAAAAATGCGGACTAGAAATGCACGGAACACCGCACGCCACAAACCCGACCAAGATCCTTTGGAGTCACCCAGACCTCAAAGCATGCAAGAAAGTAAAGCCAATCAAATGAACGACCTACAACTCTTCGCACCTACACGCGGACTCGGTGCATACCGAGAAGAATGTGCCATAGACCGAAACACCGTCATCATCTCACCCTGCGCAAAACCCACCTCGGCAAGTGCAGCTCTAAACGCTTTGCCTAAATCGGGCTCAAAGCGTCGCCGCGTGTACGAGTATCTAAAGCAGTCAGGCGGTGCTACCGATGAAGAGATTGAGCGCGCACTGGGCATCTCTGGCAACACTGTCAGACCGACTCGAGGATCCCTAGTGAAAGACAAGTTTGTCTACGCCACAGACCTAGAGCGTCCAACGCTTGCAGGCAACATGGCGATCGTCTGGAAGGCGTACTAATGGCACACTTTGACCTATCGCTCTATGAGACCGTCGCACAGCGCCTTGAGCGCTTCTGGACTGCTTACCCACACGGACAGATCGTGACGAACATGATGCACTACGACGGCTCCACAGTGATCTTTCGATGCGAGTCCTTTGACAATGACGGACGCCTTCTGTCTACAGGTTGGGCTCATGAGGAGTACGGCAATAGCCCTGTCAATAAAACTTCGTTCCTTGAAAATTGTTGTACCAGCGCAATCGGTAGGTGCATCTCAAATGGGCCGCTAGGGCATACAGGAGAGCGTGCATCGTCAGAGGAAATGGCAAAGGTGAACCGCGTAAACAGTGCCCCGGCACCAGACTCATTCGGTGGAGCAACACCAAAGCAGATCGGCTTCTTGAAGTCTCTTGCTCGAGGTAAAGCATGGGACGACTTCCAACTCCTGGAGTTTATCCACAAGACTCTCGGCGTAGACGATGTAGTGCTTGAGACATTGTCATCGGGACAATGCTCAAAAGTAATAGAACGGATGAAACTATGAGTCGCACAGTGTGGCTTGCGTTGGCGTTAGCGGTGCTATGCACTGCACTCATGGCATGGAGTGACAAGAAATGATTTTGATTGGAGATGTGCGCGAACGATTGAAAGAACTATCAGATCAGTCGGTAAATTGTTGCGTCACAAGTCCGCCATATTGGGGACTGCGTGACTATGGAAATGATGACCAGATCGGCTTGGAACAGAATCCCGATGATTTTATAAATGAATTAGTAACAATTTTCCGCGAGGTAAGAAGAGTTTTGCGCGATGACGGAACATTGTGGGTAAATATGGGAGATAGTTATTCAGGTTCGGGAAAAGGTACAGCTGGAAATCTTGGATCAATTCATAACGAGCGACATCTTGAAAATAAAACTGGCGGTCTCATACCAAAAGGAACAAAACCAAAAGACTTAATCGGAATCCCTTGGATGCTCGCATTTGCGTTACGCGCTGACGGTTGGTATCTGAGGCAAGACATTATTTGGAATAAACCGAATCCAATGCCAGAATCAGTCACGGACAGATGCACAAAATCGCACGAATATATATTCTTGCTAAGTAAATCCCGTCAGTATTATTACGACAACGAAGCAATCAAAGAGCCAGCCATTTACCCATTCGATGATCGAAGTTCTAGATCTGATTCGCGTGCAGGTACTTCAATGAATAGTGTCGGCGGTAAAACTAGTATTCGATTTGGTGGGAATAAATATGGTGATTCAGATGATCCAAAACATGCAACAAAATCTGGTAACGAATATGTATCAACAGGAACTCGCAATAAGCGTGATGTGTGGACTGTCACAACTAAACCCTTCAGAGGCGCACACTTCGCCACATTCCCGCCAGATCTAATTGAACCATGCATTCTTGCTGGATGTCCTAAAGGTGGAACAGTTCTTGATCCGTTCTTCGGTGCTGGTACGACTGGACTTGTTGCACAAAGACACGACCGGCTATGGATCGGATGTGAACTAAACGAGGAATATGCCGCCATCGCAAAGCAGCGCATTGAATCTGAGATGAACCTGTTTACGGTGACAGGATGATCTGATACAACTTTTACAACTGGCAAGCATCACGGTCGTATCACCTTCGCAAGTGACGGGGCTCATCCAAGGGAACTTGGTTAGATCGGCGCGTCCAAAACTTGCAACACGAAAAGGATTGGCAAAGCGTCGAAGCGCAGTGAGTAAAGGAATTGCAATAGGGAGTCCAGTGATGGCAACGGACGGGAGGCCCTTCAGAGCTCTGTCTTGCATTACGCTTCAAGAAGACATACCACAAACAAACCCAACAGACTCGAGCCCGACATGCAACACACTCACAGCAACTTGAGAGCAAGCGCGACAGCGCGCGCTAGTAGGTCTTAGACATGGCACGCGCCCAGACCGAATACGATTCCAAGCGATACAAAGCAGCACGACAAGAACTCCTACGCGATCAACCAATGTGTCATTGGTGCAGACGCGCGCAAGCGACAGAGCTTGATCACCTTGTCAATACTGATGAAGGAGGGACGATCGATGAGGGATATGTCCCGGCATGTAAGCCATGCAACTCAAGACGCGGAGCAGAATACATAAACAAAAAAACAGCAAAACGAATACACGATCGCAAAATGATTCTTTTGCCCCCCGAAATACTGCC